CAATTGCATCCAACGCACTGTTTGTGTCACCCATGTCCAACTTAAAAGTATCGTTTGCAACAGTTAGACTGTTGCCGCCATCATCACCAGCATCCTGATTGATGTTAAAGTCTGCACTCACTGTGTAGCCATTGTCCAATGTCATACTTGGTTTGATGTTTAGGTCAGCATCCACATCAGTTGTTGATGTTCCGTTTGAGTCTTGAAAACTCCATTCAAAGTCACCGCCAATTGTGATATCAGCAGCAAGTGCAGGAGTTGAAAGTGCTGCCACAACGGCAGCAGTTGAAAGTAGTCTCTTCATTTTGATTTTTCCTTAAGGTTTATTTTTAAAACTTGTTCAGTTTTTTTGATCAATGCTATGTTTAACAAAAAGATGCAGTGCATGAATAACTTGCAACATAATAAGGTTATTTATCTACGCATATTATGATGCGTAAAATTTATGAGTGATGTCTGTAGTCAAAAACTTCGCCATCAGCCCATGTTGTGACCAGTCCATTGTCAGTGAGATAACCTATACGATTGATGATGTCACTCATGTTTTCACTGAGCAATTCTAATTCGTCTAGTTCATACCACGACGTGGTATAATCAACTGGTTCTTGGATTTTATATGTGATGACTTCTATTGTATCTTCATAGGGTTGTTTTTTAAAGTAAGCATCTTTGCAATCAAATCCATTGAGCGCAAGAAGATAAATCAACTGTGTCATTGTAAATGTATTCAGTTGTTGTGGATACACATAATTTTTAAATTTATGATGCACCACATTGATGGTGCTAGGCACACATAGATAAAGCATGCTGTTTACACTCATTTGTTGATTGATTGAACCCAACAATTTGACTGGACTATGTGCATAGTGCAATACATCATGACACCATACCACATCAAATTTGCGTTCACTGAATGGTAACCTGTCCTCACTGTTGAAGTCATGTTTGACCATGGTTACATTTTTTTGTTTGGTGTTTTTATTTGACACAATGTGTTTGTCTAGTCCCACACAATTGATGTCGAGTGGTTTGGGCACCTCACCACCATCATCCATGTTTGCCCAAAAGTTTAAATCATAACCTTCGCCACATCCCAAATCCAGCATGTCTCTGATACTGATTTTGAAGTCATAGAATTGATCCAGTAGATTGAGTGTGTCTAAACTGTGTGCATGACTTTGCTTGTCGTCTGAAAACATCATGCTTTTAGTAATCCTAGCATGCTGTATCCTTTAGCAATTTCCAATGCTTCGTCACCTTCTTTGATAAGTTTGGGTAAATATTTTTTATCTTCATACTTGGGATTGTTTTCCATTATTTGAAGTATGTTTAGTGCTGTCTTGTATGACTTTTTTGCATTACTAAAAAATCGTTGACAATCTCTGTAGCGTCCCCAACCTGCGGAACTGGCTTCACTATTTCGCATGCCCGAAAGCATGCTTGTTTCCAAGTCATTGCACTGTTTGTAACGTTCATACACTTGTGTCAGTGTGATCTCAAACTTGGACATCTTCCATACCTGCTGTTCTCAGTTTTACAATATGACCCATTTGCCACTGCTTGGTGTCCAAGCCTTTCATGATGCCCAGCCAGCGATTGCGAAGCAGTGCAACCTCGTTGATAATTGTTTCGAAGTCAACAACCTCATCTTCGCCATCTACATACTTTTCTGCATCACGTGAAGTAAGCGCACGTGGATAGTTTTCTAAATATTTTACAAAATGCTTGCGGCGAATTTTACGCAGTTGTATGTTGAGATGTTGCAGCACTGCTTCAACTTCTTGCAACTGGTTGAAACGTATTTCTGTTACAGCAGGCAAATGCTTGATATTTTTTTCAACAATGCCATTGATACCAACTTCTTTGCGAGCTTCTTCTAACTCACCTTCGAAGTACAGTATGAATCCAGGAATGTTTGCAAGATCCTGTGTAACTTTGGTGTACCAATTAGCCATGTTTATATAGTACTAGATGATAGTGGATGTGTCAACTGTTAATCTTCCCAATCCAGTTCATCTTCCCACTCTTCTTCGCCAATGCCTTGTTCATCAAGGGCATTTTTGAGATATTTGTTTTCGCCGAGTTTGATTAGATCTTGTTCGTCAATACCCAAGTCAATCAGGCCATTGATAAAATGGTCAGCAGCCTGTTGCTTGTCTTTGATGTATTGACTGAGGATCTGCCATGACTCTAGTAACAGGTCTGACTCATCCATGTTTATTATGCTCCAGTTTCTTCAAGTACTTCGCCGGTTTCTGGATCAATTACCTCTGCAGGCACATCCTCTTCCGTTGGTTCGGTATTTACCTTTCCTTCAGTAATATCTTGCATAATAACTTCTAGTTTTTCACCAGTCCACTGCTTGCGGAACTCTAACATTTCCACACCATCTGCTGTGATGTACTTGAGCCTGTTGCCTCGCTTTGTAAGCAGTTCTTGCTTTTCAAACAAATCAATCAAGCCACTGTATGGATCCATGCCAGTTTCGTATGGAATCTTTACCTGCACACCTTCAAAAGGCTTTGAGTAGCGTGTTTTCATAACCTTACAGGCTGCACGAATACCACGCACATCTGTAACTTTATTGCCTGCCTCATCCTCTTTGAGTTTGAGTTTGCGCATAGCAACCACAATACTACTTGCATAGATAAATCCTTGTCCGCCTGAGATTTTATCATCCGGGTCAAACATATCCTGCGAAGCATATGTATGATTTGTACACACCATGCCCACATTGTAACTGCCAATCATGTTGACTGTGTTACGCACCAGTGCTGTTAGTGCCTTTGGCTTGCGGCCCAAATCACCTTTCATGTCACCTTTGTCAAACTGATCAACGTCAGTGGGTGTAAGCAACATGCCCAAACTGTCAATCACAAACAACACCTTAGGGCGTTCTTCTTCTGCCATTGCTTTGTAATCTTTCATGAATGTTGAGATAGTTTTTGCAACATCATCAATCATGCTCATGCTCAGTTTAAGCAGTTTGCTTTCATCTGTGTCTACACCCAATGCTTGCAGCCATGCTTCGTCAAGGGCGTTCTCACTGTCGATAAGCACAACAAAGATGCCTTGTGCTTGGGCTGCCTTTACAATATTTCCACTGGCAAAATAACTTTTACCTGCACCCGACTCACCAGCAAACACTGTGACTTTTCCCATGGGCACTCCTTTGTAGAAGTCGCCGCTGATCAGCCAGTTCAATGCATAACTGCCTGTGCTGATCCAGTCTGTAGGATCATGAAATCCTATGCTGAGTCCGTCAATTGATTTTGTGATGTCTTTTCTAAATTTTGATACGTCGAATGGTTTTGCCATGTTTTTCTCCTGTGAGCCTATGTTGTATTATATTATAAGTATCGTTGAATGTCAAATATATTCCTATGATCCAGTGTTCTTCTAGAATCAAGGTCAGTCAAAAACTTTTTTGTGCGTTGTATGTCTTTTTCATAATAGGTTGAGATGTGTTTGAGCATGTTGGTGTAACTGTTGTGCAACAAATATTTTTTGTTTGCTTTTTTCAGTCTGGCGTTGAGCATGTTTATCAAATCATAATGCACATGGTCATTACAATTGCGCACATCAAGAGCACCTGGACCAGTCACAGGCCCTATAACAAATGCATTTTGGTTGTATCCTAACTGTGTAAAATAATCAACAGTTTCGAACACACTGTATGGATTGAGCACAAACCACAACATGTTGAAACTTATTTTGTGTTCAAGTTGTGTAATTGTTTGTAAATTGTGTATAAATGTTTGCCACTTTGCACCATAGCGTATGTACTCAAATTCACTGTGCATTGCTTCAACACTCACAGTCCAATGCACATTGCGAAACTTGCTTGCACGTTCATACACAGGACTTTTGAGATTTGTGAGATTGGTGTTGATGCGTACTTCGCAACTGGGATCTAGTCTATCCAACAATTCAGCATTTTCCTTCATCAACAATGGTTCACCGCCGGCAAGGTAAACATTCTTGAGATTGGGTGCATTGTCTAGCACATACTTTTTTGTTTTTGCAAGTTGTTGTTCATCTACATCAAATTCTACACCAAGTTCTTTTTGCCATGTGCTGCTCAACTGTGGACCACAGTACACACATGCTAGATTGCATGTGTTGCGCCAGCGCATGTCTACTGTGTGCAGTTTGGTGTTCATATCATCGTATGCACTGTAAGGCACACCACTTAAACTTTTGAGATAATAGTATCTATCACTGCGTACACTTAGACTGGTGCTGCCTTGCTCTAATTTGTGACAACCAGCACAGTTTGCATGTTTCTTGTGTTGTAACATGTGTGTCTTGATATCTGAGTTTGT